TTTAGATTCGAGTGGACTGGGATGACTGATTGTGATTGAAACAAGATCACGGTTGGATAATCCCTACGAGACACTTGCGTTGACATCGGGCGTCGCAGGATCAGAGATAATATCAAACCATCCAATGTCCTTTAGTAGCATGCTATCTGTGTGGACGTTAAACAAACAGGAATAGCGCACCCCTGTACATATTTTGATTTTGGCTAATTTATTAGTCGGCGATTAAGGCGAGCTATGAAGGGGTCGTGGTGTGCTTATAGCACATCACGGCCCATTCGTAGGAGCAGTACAGGCCGGGCCTGTGCTGCAAATTTGTGATTTTAAACTTGCTTTTGTAGTCAATTACTTCTATAGTAATTCACTACAAAAACATTATTTGATCCCCAACCTTGATAACTGAGGGATAGTTATAAAAACAAACAAAAGGGAAACCCACAAAATGAAACTATGTTTCGAACATAAAAATAAAGATAAAATACAAAAACCCTAGCGTGTAGGTTTGTAGTAGGCCACATCGACTAGGTAACCTGGTGTATTGTGTAAAGCCAGGAATTTCTATAAAAATTATAATCTCCTCTCTCATATACAGAAGCGATTTCCAGCCCTTACTTTATATAATGTATTTTAACTAAAACGAGGACCCCTCCCAATGATAAATTAAACCAGGAGGTGGGCAAGTTACTTCTATTGCGAATACTAGTTATTATACATTATGTTCAGCAGTCGGAAAACTTTTCATTTCCATTCCTTAGAAGCCGTGGTAACATCGAGTTACTAATCCCACAGCGGGGTCGACGGATGGATTAATGGGATTTCACTTATGATGTCTAGAGCTCGTAATCTAGTTAAGTTTCGGGGGCATTCCAAGGGGCTTCCGGGCTACCTTTGAGTCTAAAAACATAGTATTAATATTCATGGGGGATACTTCATGTCTAGTTCAGCGACGATTAGTACTACGAAACCATTGCTGTGTTAAAACCCTAGTTAAGTTATAGCCTATGGAGAGACATAAAAGTTGGGTACAACTTGGTTATGGCAACATTCCCATAACCGCCAAAAATACGGTACGTCCGAACCCCTATACGGGAAATACTACAAATATAATAAATGAAATAGATGCAAAATGAAAGTATACAAAGAGAATTATATATATATGCGATTTTTACAAGTAAACATGGCTTTTCAAGATAATATAAATCATTCCGGGGAAGGAGTAATTGAGGAAACGAATCTCCCGTTCCTAAGACGAGTTTGGCTTAGGTTCAAGTCTATAGCCATACGACGTCGAAGGATCAACATGAATCCATACGCGGAAGATGACCCATTGGATATGCGATCGGTAAACGACAAGTTGGTAGGCCAAGTACCAGTAGCTCAATTCATGGCGGGATCATTTATCAACACTATGTGGCATGGTAAGGATATCGTCATGACATTGATAAGACTGGCTACTCTACTATTCAACTACAACTATATAATGGACATTGCACCAGGACATAGGAACAGGAAAAAGGCAGTCACATTAGCAACCAGCATGGTGGTTTTTGGGTTTCTTGATTTTGTTGTCGCATTGGTATTGTTTCTCAATGTCGGATTCACGGAGATGAGTCAAGCACTTGTCAGAGAAACTATAGAGAAGGTATTCAATCCAGAAAAAAAGCGAGAATTCCGGTCACCTACTATGAAAGGAGTTGCAGAGGCATCAGTAGCACAAATAACAACTTTCGTGGTTACTGTTGTCACATCACTAATAGCAGCAGGATGGAGGAAACAAAACTTAGAAGATGCCTTAGGTACTGCAGTAAAGGACTGGGGAAGAACATCTACCAGCGTGAAGGGATTCTGGGATTCACTCAAAGAACTCATCACTAGTTCAGAATCAGATACTATGTTATTAGAACACATCAATAAGGCAGAGAGCTTCATAACAGAAGCTGAATCGATTCGGAAGATGGCAGACTATGAGTATTGTTTACCTGAGACCCAAGCGAGAATAACGGACATAGATACACAGTTCATGGCACTTTCCAAGGTACTGAATGATAAGAGAGGCGAAGTTCATTACTTAGTAGCTAAGTTTGTCAGTTTGAGAACTGCACTTGGCTCGAGGGCTGACCAATTGAGGTCTGTCATTACATTCGGACAACAGTGTAGACGAAAACCAGTCTTTATTAATCTCTTCGGACCAGGAGGGCACGGTAAATCTTACATAGCCGAACAACTATT